ATAGAATTTACTCAGGATGAAATGTTCAAAGCGTGTGAGGTGTTGGACATCAAGAAAGATGAGCTGCCGGAATATTTTTTTTGCGCAAAGGTTTAGAAAACTAAACTATGGCGCAGCAGTCGAGCAGATGCAGCAGGAGGGAGAATGAATGGAAGATAAGAAAGCAATATGCAAAGCATTGGTGCCGGTGCTAAGGATGACCAGAAACCTATACGACCTAAAGGATTTGGACTATGACCCGGATACCGAGACGGTAACCGCCACATTTGAAAATGGAACCAAGACCGCCAACGTAGCCATGGATTCCGGCACCGCCATGATACGTGACATCATAGGGCAGATTGTTTAGATGCAGCAGGAGGGAAAGCAAATGGATTTTAAATTAGATAAAAGCATAGAGGAAATATGCGAGAACAGAAAAGAGAGGATGTTGGCAGAAATCTGGAAAGAGGCAAAGGATTTAGAGGAAGCCCAGAAACTGAAAGAATTTGCTGACAAAATTTTAAGCGAGTGTTGCAGGGAAGAACATCTAGTAGAAAAGGTAGCGGGAGAAATTCTTGAAGTGCTGCAAAGACATGCAGTACTTAGTAAGAAGATTAGCCCATACATACTTGCATACGTATGGGCAGAGTTGGAACTAAGAGACGTGAGGCTCTAGTCCAATACGGTGAATAAATCACCAACACCTTGGTCATGTTTTCGTGTGATTTCAGTATGGAGTTCAAGGATGCGTAAATCAATATCAGAAATCATGGAAATTTCAGACTGACTGAGGGAAGCCCCACATTTACAAGGTGAAAATGGAGTGCTGTGGTTTGTGTAGATGATGTTACCACAATTTTCGCATTTCAGTTTCATAGGATGACTCCTTTCATAATACTTGGCTCTGGCAGGAGCCTGTATAGGAAGTATAGGAGTGGGCAGAGGAAAAAGCAAGAAGCAGTGGAGCAGATGCAGCAGGAGGGAGAACATGGAACAGGAAGAAAACAGAAAAGAAGCCACCGAAAGACTTCGGCGGCTTGTGAATAGCAATTTTGAAAATACTGAAGTAGTGAGAATAAGTTATGACACTACATTCACAAAGACGAAGTACGGGTTAGCGGATGCCCTAATGTTGGCAATCGAATTTCTGCATAGGGATTTCACCGGGTACATGCAGGACGAAGAAGTCTCTTGGATGGAAAAGGACGAGCGTTACTACAAAAAGTACCAAAGTGCCATAGACAATTATTTTGCAAAACAAAAAATGCTCATGTCCCCCTTATCAGAGGAACAAAAGCAAAAATTGTCAGAAGTGATGTTCACAGATGAAGCCGGACTGGTTGAGTGGCTGAGAAAGTACGGTTGGCGTATGTGGCATTAAAGGATTGGAAGCAACGCTCACATTCGTCACATTTATGGAAGAACTCACAACCGTTGCCGGAAATCAGAACATCATTAACAGTTACGGCACCATATTTCACATGCATTTGGTTAACAGGACAAATAGCATGGATGATTAAGTTTTTCAATATAGGATACCTCCTTTCACAATACTTGGCTCTGGCAGGAGCCTGTAGGAAAAGTATAGGAGTGGGGCGAGGAAAAAGCAAGAAGCAGTGGAGCAGATGCAGCAGGAGGGAAAGATGGGAAAAGTATTTTACAAAGTCAAGGTCATACAGGAAATACCGTATGTCAGCTACGATGACATGGAAGAGGAGCTGGAGCCAACGGGGCAAACCGAGGAATATATCGCCGGGACGTTTGCAACAAAGCGGGATGCGGAGTTGTTTAAGGATGCCCTGGAAACAAAAATAGCGGAAGAATGCGGATATGCACTCAATTGCTACACACCAAGAGTCATGCTCATACGAGTGACCAGGACAGAGGAGATTATAGAGCAATAATCTAACACAAAAAAGATGACAAAATAACACAAAGAGGAGAACGAACAATGAAGAGCACAAATGAATGGGAAAACCACCCAATGGACTACGAAGACTTTAAAGAGGAAGTCAGAAAGAACATCCTGAGCTACATGGATGAACAGTACCGGGATCTGGTACCGGAGATTGTAACGATGGATGTCGTGAATGATACGATAGACAAGTTGCGATTCCGGGAACCGGAAGAGGATTTAAGCGTATCACCGACAATGCAACTGATGCCATGCTATGAGGCATACACGAGAACGGGCGATCTGGATCTTGTCCTGCAGAAGATAGCAGAGACGTTAGAGGAAGGCATGGTAAACCGAGAAAAATACAAAGGGCTGGTAGCCATTGACAAGGATAAGGTGCGCGAAAACGTGGTCTTCGAGCTGATCAATACCGGAATGAATAAGGAGCTGCTGCGGAACGTACCGCACAGGAGATGGAACGATCTGTCCGTCATATACCGCTGGACCATCGAAGACATGGAAGGGGATGTAATAATGACGACTGTCTCAAACCAGATAGCAGAGAAGGCAGGGCTGAGCGAGGCGGAGCTGTTTGAGCTGGCAAGCACCAATACCAAGCGGATCATGAAACCGATGGTAATGAGAATAGAAGATATGTTGGTGGGTACCCCTTATGAGGATGGAACAGAAGAGCTGATACCGGACGGTGTACCACCACTATATGTCATCACAAATGAGAAAAGGATGTTTGGTGCAGCAGCCGTGCTTTATGATGATGTGCTGCAGGAAACAGCACAAATAATCGGATCCGGATTTTATTTGATGCCGTCATCCATCCATGAGATGATTGCCGTCAGTGACAAGAGAACGGATCCGTTTGAGCTGGCCAAAATAGTGGATGCAATCAATGACGAAGAGGTTGAAAATAATGAGCGGCTATCCTACAAGATTTACCATTATAACCAAAAGACGAAAAAGGTGGGTTTGATCGGCTTTGTGATCAAGTAAAGAAGCACGAAGGAGGGTTATGAATGAAAGTAAAGATCTATTACAACAAGACGGAGCTGGCAACGGCATTTAGCAAAAGCTGGGCCACTATTGCATCCCTGGTAAAGGAGATCGAGGGAGAGGTTGAAAAGGGGCGGTACAACCAGTACGCCATCTGTGACGACCGGGTTAATATCGGCGTCTTTGCCGATTATTACAAATACCGGAAGCGTCTGCGGGACAAAAACCTGCGGAGGACGGTACCGCCGTTTGAGATTGGAAAGGCGCTACTTATGATACCAAACACCCAACCGCAAGAGGAGAACATCGGAGCATGAATCTATGCATTGACCATGTGGAGACAAAAGAGGACGTCGTCTCCCTGGTGGCCATCCGGATCGAGGAGAGGATGCGGCAGGGAGACGGGATCGTACAGAAGTCATGGCTCAGAGAGGAAGAGATCATGGCGATCCTGCATGAGGTGGAGCAGGAAATAAAATCACAATAAGGGAAAAGGAGATCAAAGATGGACAATAAAGACAAGATATACGAGACAGAGGAAATTTCGACCGATACCGACAATGTGCTGGAGATACTGGACATGATTAATGGCAACTGCCGCACATTGTATCTTATGTATAAGAGGCTGGATCAAGAAATCAGACGCCGGGACCGGATCAACGACAGATTGACCTATTATCACATGTTTTTTGATGTGGTGGTACTAATCTTTTTGTTGGTGATCAGTATCTACCTGGCAAAAATCCAAACGATATGAGGGAAGACATGAGAAGAGAGACAAAAAAGAGGGGATACGGAGAGCTGCTGCTATTTGTGGCGGCGATCCTTGTAATATCCATTGCAATGAGCATTGCGGTTGTGATGGATGGAAACAAAGAGGATGCACCGGAGCCAACCGAGGGGCACGTCATAGGGCTGACGACGGCGGTCAAAGAGACACAAATAGCAAAAGAGATGCCGATGAGCACGGCGAAAGCGGTCGAAGAAGAGGATACGGCATATTATGACGTGCCATTGTCCGAAGAATACCAAGATTATGTCATTGCCACCTGCCGGGCGTATAACATCGCCCCGGCACTGGTATTTGCCATCATGGAGCGGGAGAGCGGCTTTGATGCCGCCAAAGTAGGGGACGACGGGAAGAGCATCGGGATCATGCAGATCTACGCTGCCTATCACAAAGAGCGGATGGAACGCCTGGGTGTTACTGACCTGTACGATCCGTATCAGAACGCCCTGGTTGGCATTGACTACCTGGCAGGAGCATTTGCAAGAGATGAGGACCTGTATTGGGTGCTCATGATGTATAACGGCGGGGAAGCATATGCCGATCAGCATATGAACGCTGCAGATTATAGCAATTATGCAGTGGAGATAAGTGAGAGAGCCGCTGAGCTGGAGCGAAAATAAAAAGAGATCACGTCCAGGGTTGGAAGACGTGATCCACAAAGAGTATAACCTGGATAATCCAGGAGCTGAAAAAAGTATAGCAAAATAGTCGAAAAAAGTCAAGAAATAAGGGCGTTTGGGGACGCTCTTTGAACCTTGCTAAAGCGTTTATCTTTTCGACATGACCGCCGGGGAGACGGAAAAATAGACAAGAATAAAAAGAGACACAAAGAGGGGATAAGGAGCGTATGCCATACATAAAGGAGATATGCGTGGCTGGCAAAACGGTAGAGATCCGGAAATACCACACCGTAAGATATCACGCTGCAGAGACCACCAGATGCCAAAAGGAAGAGAAGACACCGGAACGGATCAAGAAAGCAAACCTAAGGAAGGCAGAGCGGGAGCTACGCAGGATATTAAATGCCAATTTCCGCGACGGGGACTACTGGGTAAGGCTGGATTTTTCCACGGTCAAACCAGTGGACAGCGGGGAGATGCAAAAGCTGATAGCAAAAGCCATCCGCAACATGCGTGCGGCCTATCGTGCAGCAGGGCAGGAAATGAAATATGTCTATGTGAAGGAAGTGGGACCAAAAGGCGGCCGCCACGTCCATATGGTGTGTAATAAATGCGATATTGAGATATTGCGGCGGTGCTGGCCATATGGCGGGATCCACGTGGATCCTCTGTACTCCAATGGCCAATATGCCAAAATTGCCAGTTACATGATCAAATATGCGAACAAAACAGAAAAAACCGAAGGAAAGCTGATAGGGAAACGCTGGAACCCGTCCAAAAACCTAAAAAAGCCGAAGGTGATCAAAAAGATCATATCGGCCAACACCTTCCGGAAGGAGCCGAAACTGTCCAAGAAGCAAGAGAAACACTATTACATCGAAAAAGACTCCATCCAGTACGGAATATCCGAACTGACCGGGTATGAGTACATGGAGTACACCATGATAAGGAGCGGGTAATGGACGTAAATATTTATATAGCCACCAGTATTAAGGGCGTGAGAAAGCAAAATGGAATGGTTGGGATCGTGCTGGAAGCCATCACGGCAAAAGGACCGGCTACCGTAACCGGATTTGAGACAGTAAAAGGCGTATCCGCAAACGAAGCTGAGGTGATAGCATTGGCAAAGGCAATAGAACGCATAAAGAAGGGGACGCTGGTCACGATCCACACAGATAACAACTACCTGCAGAGAGCATTTAGTCTTGGATGGACAAGAAAATGGCGGGAAAACGGCTACCAGACGGTAAAGGGCGAAGACATCGTGGCAAAGGACAAATGGAAGTCGGTGCTGCAGAATTTAGAGGGAACACAACCGCACATTGTGGTAGGAGAGCCGAATGAGTACCGGCAGTGGCTCCAAAATGAGGTGATAAGACGGCAGAGGGAGCCATTAAATCTACACAATGAAAAAAACGACAAGTAAAAAGTACCGCAAAGCCGCTAAACATCAAAATGGGAAGTGGATTTCACCATTAAATCTACACATTTTGACAAAAAAACGGGGGTAAAAGTGCCGCAAAGCCGCTAAACATCAATGTGCGGCGGCATTTTAGACAATAGAAAAAATACGCTGCCAAAAGGCAGTGAAAGTGACAAGGGATGCTGCCAAAAAGCAGCAGGAAGGAGCAAAATGATGATACCAGTAACAGGGATGTGTCGCTTTTGCGGCCAGAACATCATAGTGGACGCACTGGAAGGAGAAACGGATGAAGAGATCGAAGAACGGGCAACAATGCAGTGCAAGTGCTTCAGGGCTTACGAATACCAGAAGGGGATGGCACGGGAGATAGCGATCGAATCTGACATTATGTCAGCAAAGGGAACAACATTCGAACTGTTCCATGAAGACTATCCAGAGGTTGAGGAGATGCTGAACAATGCTTTGCAGCCATTAACACAGGGGGCATTTAAGAAGATAGCCATAGACACAGGAGAAGGAGTCAAAGGGACAGCAGGATTTAACGGCATAGACATTGAAGTAACGAGGTCAGAAGGCAAACGGATCCAAAGAAGGACGGAGATCTGATGAATAGCATCATGCAGGAAAAGGACGGAACCTGCTATCTATGCATCCGATTGCATAACAACTATCGTCTGCATCCGCTGGAAGAGCACCATGTATTCTTCGGCACGGCGAACCGCAAACTGTCGGAAAAATACGGGATGAAGGTGTACCTGTGCCACGAACACCATAACACCTATGGATACCGAGAGTCTGTCCATCACAATGCAAAACTTGACCGATGGCTCAAAGAGATAGCACAGGAAGCTTTTGAGGAGCGCTACCCGGATCTGGATTTTAGGGAGATCTTCGGAAAAAACTACCTGGACCGGTGCAAAGAAGGGATGGAGCCGGATGCAGCAGGACAGGAACCATGTGGATTTATCCCAATTGAGGGAATTGAGGATGACCTACCATGGTGACGGGGTGCAGCAGGAAAAACATGCAGCAGGTTGAAACACCATTGCCAAAAGGCATAAAAGAAGTACGTTCATGGGCATATACCACAAAGCCATGACATAACCGACCGGAGCGGCGGGAGCCGCTCCACCTATGACGAGGATAAGAGGATGCCGAATGTAAGGACGCTGAATGCAAAGAAATATGGTATCAGCAAACAAAAATTTTTGATGGCAAAAGCGTTTTGCTACCAATATCCGGAGTGGAAAGCAGAGATTAAAGAGACCAGTAACACGGTTAAGAGCATCAATATCAGTGATATGACGGTAGCATCCGGGACAAATGGAGATCCTACGGGGGCACTGGGTATGCACCATATAGATATCCGGGACAAGATAGATCTGGTGGAAGAGACGGCAAAGGAAGCCGTCGGAGCCAACCAGGTAATGTACCCATACTTACTGCGATATGTAACGGAAGAAGGCACAACCTATAACATGCTATGCGGGCAGGATATGCCATATGGCAGGACGTTATTTTATGAGACAAGGCGGAAATTTTACAAAATGATATCAGACAAGATATGAGAGGGAGATAAAATGTCAAGAGGTGTGAGCCAAATAAAAAAATGCATAGATCAATGCGAAGGATGCTTTGGAAATAAAGACGGGAATTGTGTCATACTCAATATCGTAGAGGAGGGATGCCGATTTTATAAAACGGTGCAGCAGTACGAAGAGGAGAAAAAACAATAAAATGCGGTACCCAGAGGACAGGAGTGGTGGTTCAATAAAAGAGGTGGTGGAAACCCATTATAATCAAATAACCCTTCTGCAAAAGATTCCCGGCAACCGCAATGTGTTGCCGGGAATCTTTTACGTAGGAGAAAAAGAAGGCAGGAGATAAAGAAAACATATTAAGTTAGCCAGAACTTAGTCGCAAGTTAGTCATAAGATATTCAAATGGGGTGCAGCATAAATGCGACGCACCAAAATAAAAAAAGAATTATACAGAAAACGCTTGACAAATATGCACAATGAGCATATAATATAATTGTAACAAGGAAACAGAAACGAAGGGAGGGAAAGGAAATGAGCAAGAAGAAGAAGAAGAAAAAGAAAAAATCCGGAATCGACATAAAGACTTGGGCAGTCGGAGCGATAACGGATTTAATCGTAGGAACTATCTTAATCTGGTTAGCTAAACTGTTAAGTTAGGAACCAGAGGGAGAGGGCGAAAGCCCTTTCCCGATAATTCTGAAATAAATATAGCATATTTTCGGGAGGGAAACAAGATGAAAGAAGCATTGACAGCATTGGGGATATTCTTTATCGCAATCGGAATAGTAAAACTTGTTATATATGCCATAGTGCGGACAAAGGGGTAAACAGAGATGGAGATAAAAGAGATACGATCCATGACCGGTCTAAATAAAAAACAGTTTTCCGAAAGGTACAACATTCCATACAGGACAATACAGGGATGGGAGCTCGGAGAGAGGGATTGTCCGGCATATGTCAAGGAACTACTGGAATTCAAAGTAAGTGCGGATATTCGAGAGCAGATGCAGCAGGTGATTGAGGAAACAGAGAAAGAAGGGTGCAAAGGATGAAAAAGGAAAAGGTGTACGAAAATATACAGGATATGGCAAGCGGACAGGAAAGTGGGGTTGTCATTTATCCGGGCGGAGAAGTATTTATTATTAACTGGTCCGGATTATCAGGAAATGAATTGCCGCAAATATCGCCTTTTGGATTAATTGCAATCGGCAAGGAACCGCTGACCGTAGTGGATCAGTACAGATGTGAGGACATAAAGAGCGAGTTCCCGGGTGATGTATGGAAGATAGAAGGATCGGATGATGAGTACGATACGGACATGGATGTGACGCTCGTCAACCAGGATGATCTATTAGGGATCTTTGGTTTTCTGCCGGATTGGGAAGATCACACATCCGGGAATGTATTTGTCCTTGATGATGATACAAAGGTCATTGCTCCGCACGGGTGGAATTAGTTGATCGATGCAGCAGGACAAAAATTTAAAAAAAGTGCGGTACTCGAAGGACAAAAAACGATTTAAAATGATAACATCAGAAACTGAGATGAAAAAGCCTTAGCAGATTGCTAGGGCTTTTTTGGTGGGAAAATGGACGACAAAGAAGCAAAGCAATTCTATTCCGGAAAAGACTGGGAGAGGAAGCGGATCGAGATTTTAAAACGAGACCATTACGAGTGTCAGGACTGCATCAAACGGCTGAGAGAAAAAGAAAACCTAAGGGGATACGAGCACAGGATACGGAGAGCCACGGAAGTGCATCATATCATCGAACTGAAGGAAAGACCGGAGCTGGCACTGGAGGATAATAACCTGGTGTCACTGTGCAAACAATGCCACAATGAGCGGCATGGACGCTATGCACATTTTAAACCGGCGGCTCCACGGCTGACAGAAGAGAAATGGTGATACCCCCGGTCAAATTCTCAGGGATTTCCAAATTTTGGGGAACGGGGATGAGGCCACAACTGCGGAGATTTTTTGAAAAATACGCACACGAGGGGCGAAAAGGGCGGATCTGAGAAGATTGTACTAATATAAATACAAGAAAAACGGGCATTCGAAAACGCACTGCAAAAGCCCGGAAAAGTATTGGTAAAAACGTGAAAAAACCACGTTGAAAATGAAAAGGAAATGGGGTGAAAAACGTATGACGCAGGGTGAAGTAAAGAGGTCGCTGCTGAGCCAGCTACAAGCCCAAGGGAAGACCAGCGCCTACTACACAGATCTAGTCAATGACTACATGGAATATTACAAACAAAAGAAACAGCTCCAGGCGGACATACGAAAAAATGGTGTCCGGATCAAGTGTAAAAACGGAAATGGTATTGAGACAGAAAAGGTGAACGAATCATTTAAACTTCTGCAGGGCGTGACCAAAACAATGCTGGACATTATCCGAGATCTTAATTTGAGAGAGCCGCAGGTAGATAGGTCGGGCGGCGACGCAGATGCTTACTTGTAAGCCGATAGAGGATTACATTGCATACGCAGAAAAACATCCGGAGAGGATAAACAAACTTCGGTGGCTCCTGATCGACAACATAATAAAGCCGACGCTCAGAAGACCGGACGTCTACTGGGATGAGCAGATGTATGAAAAGTGTGTAAAATATTGCGAAAACAACTACTACCAGCTTTTTTTGTACCAAAAAATGATATATGCCTGCGTCTTTTTGTATAAAAATAACGGGACGCCGGTGTTTACCAAATTTATTATCCTAATGGGCAGAGGGAACGGAAAAGACGGCTTTATCGTACCACTGGTGAATTTCTTCCAGACACCGATTTTTGGGACAAAGAACTACCACATAGACATTGCCGCAAATGCCGAAAAACAGGCAAAGGACACATTTAATGTGGCGTATGACATGCTGTACAAGAATCCAAAGTTTAAGAATAAATTTTCGGTAACGAAAGAGCTGATCAAAAATCTGGCAACCGGATCAGAACTGAAATATAACACATCCAAGGCGGACACCAAGGACGGAAAGAAAATAGGCTGCCTGGTGCTAAATGAGATACACGCATATGAAAATTACGACCAGATCAATGTGTTTGAATCGGCACTTGGCAAGATTGCCCAGCCGCGGGAGTTTATTTTAACAACCAACGGGTACACAAGGGAAGGGCCGCTAGATGATACGTTAGACCTGTGCAAGGACATCCTGGAATCCGGAGAGAATCCGTTAGACTGGTTCCCATTTTTGTGCATGATGGATGACCTGACAGAGGTGGACAAAAAAGAAGCCTGGGGGAAGGCAAATCCATCGCTGGAATATATGCCGGTTCTGACGGAACGCATCAACAAAGAATATCTGGAGATGCAGCAGCTACCGAGCAAACGACCAGAGTTTTTAACAAAACGAATGAATATGCCGGCACGCAATGAGGAGCAGACGGTGACGTCTTGGGAAAACATCCTTCGCTGCTGCTACATTGATGTGGAAAAGAAGATAGAAAGGGCGGATCCGTCGGAACTGGGGCAACTGGCGGTCGTGGGGATCGACTATGCAGATATTAGAGACTTTGCCAGTGCCGGAGTGTTGACAAAGGTGGATGAAGAATATGTGTGGCGGCAATTTACATGGATATGCCGACAGTCACCATTTTTTGAGAGTATAAAATTTCCGATGCAAAACATCGGCCAGGAAGGATATAAGGATTTTAAGGTTGTGGACGAACCGGTGATACCGGTGCAGGAGATCGTAGAGTGGTGCTGCCAAAAAACAATGGAATATAGCGTGCAAAAGATAGCAATGGACACCTACCGGTACACGCTGTTTAAGCAAGCCTTTATGGATGCAGGAATTAGCATTGAAAGCAGGGATAATCCGGAGGGAACGGTGCGTTTGATACGACGCATTGCATCCGTCACTGGCATTATCGCACCGACCATTGAAGCACTGTTCGCAGAGGGCAAGATCAATTACGGCAATTCGTCGATCATGAGGTGGTACACAAATAATACCTGCGTGGTGACGGATAAATTTGGAAATAAGACTTTTGGAAAAATCGAAGCAAAACTAAGGAAAAATGATGGATTTATGGCATTTACACCAGCAATGTACTGCAAAGATCTGCTGGAAGAGAGGATAGTATATGTTTAATTTTAGTTTCCAGAAGAGAAACGGGGAGATCGTGGAGCTGATCAATGCGATCAATGAGGACGAGAATAAGCTGAAAATATCGGAATACGCCATGGAAAAGGCGGTAGCCATGATAGCGAAAGCGATCGCAAAGTCAGAGATCGTGCTGCAGGACAAGAACGGACGGCGAAAGGACGAATATTACTACGCTCTGAATGTGCGACCGAACGATTATGAGACCGGCACGGATTTTTGGAACCGGGTAGTAAGGCGGCTCCTGATCAAGGGGGAATGCCTGGTCATACCGGTTAAGGGGAAATACTATATTGCGGACAACTGGAATGAAAATGATCAGGTTCTAAAACCGGTAATTTATAGCAATATACAGGTTTCCAGGCAAAATCACACGATCCGGCTCAACCGGACATACAAAGCCGGAGAAGTGATGCATATGCGGTATTGCAATTACAAGGTAAAGCAAATGCTAAACAGGCTGGCGGCAACGTATGACGATCTGGCGACGAAGGCAAAGACGGCATATGCATCAGCGGCGATGCAAAAATATAAGCTGGACATTGACGCCAGCGTGAGGCTGGTGGAGCAAAAAAGCGACGGTAGTCAGGCGATGGTAACCCGGGAGCAATACTTACAGAGGATCACCGATATGCTATCAAACCCAAAGACAGTTGTTGTAAGCACGCCAAAAGGGATCAACCTGGAGCCGCTGAACGCACAAAACAAAGCCGACATCGGAGACATGGAGAAGATCAAAGCCGGAATTTATGAGGACGTAGCAATGGCGTTTGATATTCCGGTGGCTGTATTTAAAGGGACAATCACGGAAAAATCGGACGCAACCAATGAATTTATGACATATGCGGTGTCGCCGGTGGCGGAAGTGATCAACGATTCGATGAATGCGACGCTGATCGGAGAAGAGGATTATATAAGCGGGGAACGCTGCTTTGTGTGGCTGGCGAAGTTTAAACACGTGGATGTGATAGAGAGTGCAAACAACCTGGACAAATTAAGGGCGATTGGATTCACACTGGATGAGATCTTTGATCTGTGCGGGTATCCGCAGTTGGAGACAGATTTCTCCACGGAACGTGTGGTAACGAAGAATTATGGCAAGGATTCCAACAATGCCTAGGGCATTTGGGGATATAAAAATTGCACCGGTGCAACCGGAGAAAGGAGAAAAAGGTGGAAGACAAGTTTTTACAATTTGAAAAAAACGAAGACGGGAAAAACGAGCTGTACATCTACGGAGAGATCCGAAAAGCGAATCTGTTAGAAAAAATCTGGGAATTTGAAGCGGATGATGGCAGGGTGGATGCATTGACATTTGCGGAAGCACTGGAACTGATAGATGGCGATAACTTGACCGTGCACATTAACTCTTACGGCGGTTCCGTCAGTGAGGGACTGGCGATCTACAATGCACTGAAAAGTTGCGGCAAAACCATCACGACAACCTGTGACGGCTTTGCCTGCAGTGCGGCATCCGTCATTTACTGTGCCGGAGACGTGCGGATCCAGCCAAAAACGGCACTGCTAATGATTCACAATGCATGGACACAAGGCGGAGAAGGGAACGCACAGTATTTCCGCAAATTGGCCGAGGATCTGGACAAGATCACTCAGCCGTCAGTGGAAGCATATAAAGCGGTGTCAAATTTGTCAGAGGAAGAAATCAAGAACCTGATGGATGAAGAGACGTGGATCACGGCGGAAGAAGCTAAGGAATGGGGATTTACTACGGAGATACCGTCCGAGAAAATAAAACAGGAGGTGCAGCAGGAGTACATGCACACACTGGTAGCAAACAACCACAAGCTGAAGGAAAAGGTGAAAGAGCTGGAAGAGCTGCAGAAAAAAACAGGTAACAACCTGGCCAATGGCTGGGATAAATTTTTTTAAAAGCATAAGGAGAAGAGATGAAGATCGAAAAGAAGGAACAGCGAAAGAAAGAGATCATGGAAATGTTAAATGGCGGCGAGGACAAGGGCGAAGCCATCTACGAAGCCATGGAGAGGATGGTGGAAGAAGACCACCAGGAACTGATCGAGGAACTGATCGAAGAGAACGCAAAGGCAAACGCCGATGCAGATTACAGGAGAAGTCTCGGCCTGGCCAATCTGACCCAGGAAGAAAAGGATTTTTACGAAGCTATGAAGGATGTGAAGCAGGCGATCACCGCATCCCAGGTGGATATCATCCCGACGTCAATTGTAGATAGAACCTTGGATGATGTAAAAAAGGAATCTAATATCCTGAAGATTGTAAATTTTGCACCGGCAGATGTTAAGAAATGGGTTGTGGCAGAACATTCCGGAGCAGCAAAGTGGGGAGATGCATTTTCGACTGCAGAACTGACGGCGGAGCTGTCCGCTTCCATCAATGCGTTAAACATTGAGGTGTTCATGCTGCACGCATTCCTGACGATTCCGAAGGCAGTAAGCGAACTGGCAGTGGAATTTGTTGACAAATATTTTACTGCAATTTTAGCAGAAGCGATGCAGGATGGGCTGGTGGATGGATACCTCAATGGCGATGGTGTGAACGCTCCCATTGGTATCTTTAAGCAGATCGCCAAAACAGAATCAGACGGCAAACATAAGGATAAGACTGCAGCAACCATCACTACATTAAGCCCGAAGGGATTAGCAGACACCAGGAAGACGCTGACCAAGAATGGTAAGCGTGTGGTAGATAAATTGTATTTGATCTGCAATCCGGCAGACGAGGCGGAGTATGTAGATCCGGCCATGTACGGTCTGACACCGGCAGGAGTTTATGGGAACGTGTCATTTATGCCGATTGAAAAGCTGGTGGACGCAAATTGCCCACAGGGTAAGGCAGCCTTTACCATTGATGGCATGTACACAATGGGGACCACCGGCGTTAAGGTGGCAAATTATGACCAGACCTTAGCTACAAAAAATGCCGATCTTGTCATTGCGACCGCATATGCCAATGGCAGAGCTGTGGATGATGACTGTGCAGTTGTCTTCGACGTAACTAAGTTAGAGGAGTTCGTACCAACTACAAGGTTGCTGCAGGAGACAGCAAACGCTTAAGCCTATGGAAGAGCTGATCAAGGAGATAAGAGAAGACTTTCGTATTCCTCCGTATTACCCGGATACAGCGATAGAACGTCAGGTCAATGAGGGGGCGGCACGTCTCCTCACCCTGAATCCGGGGCGAGACTACGACACGGATATCATATTCCGGAACCTGTTGAAAACCTATGCATATTACGCATTTATGAATGCGACCAATGATTTCTTCGAGAATTACAACAGCAGCATCCTGGAATGGCAGTTGGAGAGCGAGGTGCAGGAAGATGAATAAGGTGCCGACCTATGCAGACGGCTGCTTTGACCTGTATCGGGTGCAAGAAGACACCAGTGAAGACTTTCCCAAAGAGGTGTTGATAGATCAGGGAATGAGGATTTTCTACAACGAGCTGGCGATCTATGACCGGTTGCGGTTTGAGCTGTCCCAGGGCGGCAAAGAAGTAACGATGAAGATCCGGATCCCACAGTATCGTGGGATAGATAGCCACTGCTATGCCAAGATCAATGGGATCATGCACCAATGTTACAATGTGGCCCATATTACTACGGACGGAAGGTTCCAAGAGACGGAGATTACTCTGATCGCACCGGAACACAATATTGAGGTGTTGGAATGACGAAAGAGGAGCTATCAAAGATACTGCACGAGGCGTGTGAGACGGTGAGCGAAGGCGTCACGCCAGAAAAGGACGTGAATACATACCCAAGAATTGTATATTGGGATTATGTCTGGGATGACACCGTGGCATCAGGTAAGGACTACCAGGAGATAGACACGTACCAGGTGAGTTTTTATGCCAGGACGCCAAGGCACCCGGATCTGATAAGGCTTAGGCAACTTTTAAGAGAAGTCGGAGTGTATCTGACAATATACCATGAGTACAATGAAGAGGATAAGGTGTGGCATTCCTACTTTGCGGTTGAGGTGGTGGTCTAAATGACAAGTGGGGCTACATTAGATAGCAGCGGATTTGACGAATTAGAAGACCTACTAAAACAGTATGATTTAAAAATGACGGATACCGGCGTGACGGATATTCTGGAAGCGGGAGCAAAAGAGTTCACGCAGGACCTATTAAAATTACCAAAACCAATGTCACAAACACGATCGCCGGGCTATACACATCTGGTAAGGAGTTTTGCATACAAAAAATACACCAAAAGCCAGGAGGTCGAAGTCGGCTGGGGAAAATACTATGGTCCCATGGTGGAACGTGGTACAAAGAAAATGAAAGCAAGGGCGCACATGGTACCTTTGTACAATGCAAATAAAAGCAAATACGAAAAAACGATGGTAAATGCGTTTTTTTAGAGATTAGGAGAAAAATATGAGCACAGTATTGAGAAAGCCGCCGATCAAAGAGAGTATCGGGGCACAGTATATCTGTTTTAACAAAATGGATGAGGACGATCAGTGGACGCAGGAGTTCGAAGAAGAGGTAGAAAAGACGGAAACGGTCAAATCCGTATCCGTATCCGAGAACGCAAGTGCGGATGATGTGTACGCATCCGGGAAGGTTTACGACAACGAAAGCTCGACAGCAACCTACTCCATCGAGTCGGAAGTGATCGCCTTTGCGGATGAGACACTGGCAAAAATGAAAGGCGATAGCGTAGATAAGGGCGGACTGATCCTGTCCGGAGGGAACCGGACGAAGCCGTATTTTGCATATGGCAAAGTGGTCATGTTAAAAGGCGGAAAGGTACGGCTGGACTGGTACCCGAAGTGCAAGTTGACGGAAAATAGCGACGAGACCAAGACCAAGGAAGAGTCCTACAGTGAGCAGACCGACAAGATCACCATCACGGCGTATCCGTTTAATGAGGACGGGGACATTGTAGCAAAGGTTTCCAGCGAGGTGAATTTCCCGGATGGACTGAGCGAAGAAAAATTCTTTGCGGCTCCGATCCTGACAAAAGAAGACCTGGCAAAGGCGATCGGTGCAAAGGAGTAGTAAATGAATGAAAAAGTGATCCATTTAGAAGATGGCAGCACCATCGAAGCAAAGATCAATTTTGCAACGATGTATTACATCGAAAAAAGGGGCGTCGACAAGCTAATTGAAAAGCAGGACGCCCTGAAAAAAGAGGGAAAAGAGCTGCCAAGTGACGAACAAATGGACATCCTGGCGGAAATGCTATATGTCATACTCCTGTCGAACGGCCGCAAGGTCACGTTTGAGGATGCCCTGGTGCTGATGCCGTTTGATGATTACGAGTTTGAGCAGGTCTTAAACGACTTTGCCGACAAAATAAAAGCATACGAAAAAAAACGGAAAGCCCGGATGGAATTCCGGGCGATGCAGCAGGAGTCAAAATAGATTGGGCTGAGTATATGGTGATCGCAAGAAAAATGGGATTAAGCGAGTCAGAGTTCTGGGGTGCGTGCCCCATTTTTTTTAATGAGTGCTACCAAAAGTGGCTAGAACTGATGCAAAAGGAAGGAGGTGCGCTATTTGGCAGATGATATGAAAAGGGTCGGTCTTGTATTTAAGGCAGACGGGGCGGCGGATTTTAAAAAGAGCCTGCAGCAGGTCAGCACGGCCGCAAAGGAGAATTATTCAGAACTGAAATTGGCCCAGAGTCAGTATGATAAAAATACGACGGCAACCCAGAAACTCCAGGACAGGCAGAAATATCTGACACAGCAAACGGAGTTGTATTCCGATAAGCTATCGATCCTGAACCGAGAGTTAGAAGAGATGGAGGCTGACGAAAACACCAGCAAGGAAGCCTTGGAAAAGAAGAAGACCCAGATCAACAATACACAGGCACAACTCAACAAGTACAAGTCAGAGCTGGAAGAGGTAAACAAGGATCTGAAAAATGGCACGTCCCAGATGAAAGAGTATGCCGAAAAGCTGGATAGCATGGGCGACAAAATGGAGAGTGCTGGGAAAAAGATGTCCGTCGTTTCCGGCGCAATCGTAGCGGCGGGAACTGCGGCGGTCACGACAGCAGCATCTTTTGATTCGTCCATGTCCCAGGTGCAGGCGACAATGGGGATTACCAAAGATGAAACATCGAAGCTAAACGGCCAAACGGTTAACACCATGGATGCACTATCTGATCTGGCACAGCAGATGGGAGAGAGCACGGCATTTTCAGCAACCGAATGTGCAGAGGCAATGAATTATTTGGCACTCGCCGGATTCAGCACGCAACAGATATATGACACACTGCCGTTAACACTAAATTTGGCTGCTGCCGGTGGAATGGATTTAGCATCAACGTCTGAAATGTTAACGGGTGCGATGTATGCGTTGGGACTGACTACAGACGATACAGAAGCATTAGTAGACCAAATGGCAAAAACAGCATCCAGCACAGGAACATCAGTAGAAGAATTGGGCGAGGGAATAAGCACTATTGGTGCTACGGCAAGAACGGTAAAAGGTGGCACTGCAGAACTGAATACGGCATTGGGAATACTTGCCAACAATAATATTAAAGGTGCTGAGGGCGGAACGCACCTGCGGAACGTCATCCTGTCGCTCCAAAGCCCAACAGATACAGCGGCAGAATGCATGGAAGATCTTGGGCTGTCTGCCTATGACTCTGAAGGCAATATGCGATCGCTGAATGACATATTAAGTGACCTAAATGCCAGCATGGACGGAATGACATCCGAAGAAAAGAACAACATTATAAGCACGATATTCAACAAAACCGACCTGTCATCCGTAAATGCCCTGCTGGCCAATACCGGCGATACATGGGATGATCTGCAAGGAAAGATCACAGACAGTGGCGGATCCGCACAACAGATGGCGGACACGCAGCTCGATAACCTGGAGGGCAAGCTAACACTCTTAAAATCGGCGGTGGAGGCTCTGGAGATTGCGTTTGGTCAAACTCTTATGCCGGCGATCGAAAAAGCAACGGATACCGTACAGGGATGGGTGGACGAACTAAATGGCATGGACGAAGGGACGAGGAGTACGGTGGTGACCATAGCGCTCCTTATTGCAGCCATCGGTCCGCTGCTAATCATTGGTGGTAGCTTGGCGAAGGGGATTAGTAACATCATCAGTCTGGGAAGCATACTTATACCGATTATAACAGGCATATCAGCTCCGATGTGGATTGCGATAGCGGTGATAGCGGCTTTGATCGGGGTCGGAGTATTACTGTACCAAAATTGGGACACTATTAAGGAGAAAGCCGGTGCACTAAAAGAAGAGGTACAGCAGGCGTGGAATAACCTAAAGCAAGGAACCAAGGACGCATGGAACAACATGAAGACCAACATATCCGAAAGCGCATCAACCGCAAAGGCAAATGTAGTCAGTAAATGGAATGACTTGAAGACCAATACGTCCGAAGCCTGGGAGAATATTAAAACCAGCATATCAGATAAAGCATCCACGGCTCTTGACAATGCAACCAGCAAGTTTTCAGATATTAAAAGTAACATATCCGAAAAAATGGACGGAGCCAGAGAGGCGGTAGACGGTGCGATCGAAAAGATAAAGGGGATCATGGATTTTTCGTGGAGTCTTCCGGAGCTAAAGATGCCGCACATATCAACGAAAGGGAAGTTTTCACTCAATCCAATATCGGTGCCGACATTTAGCATTGACTGGTACGCAAAAGGCGGTATCTTAAACAGCCCGACCATCTTCGGGGCAAGCGGAAAAAGCTTGCTGGGAGGAGGAGAAGCCGGAAAAGAAGCAGTGGCGCCGATTGATACGCTGCTAGGGTATATACGTCAGGCGAACGCAGAACAAACCGCACAGATGGAAGAAATCTTTGGCAATGCCATGTACCGTGCAATGATCAAAGTGATGAGAGAGACCAAGCCGGAGGTGGTGCTGAATGATGAGAAAGTGGGAGAACTTTTTGCAACATATCTGAGGAAGGAATTGTTTGCATGATAGAATATTTTGAATTTGCCGGAAAAAGCAGCGTGGTATTTGGTGTTGTTATGGCAGAAAAATGGACGGATGCAAAACCGGAGCAGAGTTATGAAGAGACGACAATAGAAGGCAGGGATGGAGCCATCATCACCCCTGCCGGATTTTCCATGGTGAAGAAAGAGATAAGCTGCACACTCTTGAATGAAAAGCACCAGGAAGGGGTAATGGCGTGGCTCCGGGGAGAAGGCGTATTTAAGATAGGCGGAAGATACCGGAATGCGTACATAATGGATGAGATCCAGTATAAAAGAATAGGCGTCAAGAAGCTGAGTTTTACACTGCCGCTGCTGATGGAACCTTTTTGGTATTATGACGATCCGTACAAACAGTATAAAAATGGGGAACTGATAGAGAATGCCGGAAACTATACGTCGGTGCCGCTGATCAAGATCACGGGATCCGGAGACGGAAAGATCACATTGGGCGGCGTGCCGATCGAGATTTGCGACCTGCAGCAGGAAGAGCTCATCATTGATTGTAAGGAGAAGGAAGAGAATTATCCAGGAAAGGTTGTGATGGGATTCAAGTACCCGACGCTTTCGCCGGGGAAAAACGTGATCGATATTGAAGGCGATATCAAAGTGGAAGTCAAACGGAAAGATAGGTGGATGGGATGATCAAAATATATAAACCGTCGGAAAAGGATTTTCGAACAAACGGGCTGGGAACGATCACGCCACTTTCATGCATCGAAACGAAAAAGATCAGTACACAGGGATGGCAGATCGAGGTATCGGTAGATGTAAAGTGCGATAACCTGATCCAGGAGGATTACATTGTTGTAGCCAACACGAAAGAAAAGGGAGCACAGGCTTTCCGGATTCAGTCGCCGACCATCCAGGACAAAAAGATCACCTTTACAGCCGAACACATCCTGTTTGATGCTAAGAATTATATTCTGGCGGATGTCCGGCCGGAAAACCAGACACCGGTGGGATACATGCGATGGTGCAATGACCGGTGCGACCAAGATACGCCGTTTAATATCACAGGCAATGCCACAGGGACAGGTACGAATTATTTTATCCGCAAAACTCTATTTGATGCAATGCAGCAGGCGGAAGAAACCTTCGGGGCCGTGTGGGACTGCGATAACTATAACCTTAAGATTATGGCGTCAGTAGGGGCAGATCGGGGCTTTAAGGTAGCGTATGGTAAAAACATCCAGGGGATGAAAATATCGCAGAATTGGGACGAAGTTGTGACGAAAATACTACCCGTAGGCACCAATGGGCTACTCCTGCCGGAGATGTACCTGGAAGCGGATGTTAAATACGAACGGCCATACACAAAGGTCATCGAGTTTGACGTGGACGAACAGGACGAGGATGGGAATGATATTGACGAGACGACAAGGATTGAACAGCTTCGCACGCTGGCCAAGGAATACCTGGAAGAGAACAAATACCCACTGATCGAGTATGAAGTAAAAAGCGATGTGCCGCAAGAGTTGTCCATTGGTGATACAGTGCACATCAAACATCCGTGCGTGGACATACCCGCAGAGGTGCAGGCGTACACATATGATTGTAACAGCGGGAGGGTCAAGACGATAACGTTCGGAAATTACGATAATTCGAACTCGAACTATTTTCAAAAGACCATTGATAGTGCGATTTCAGCAGCCGTAGGGGACAGCATTAAGCAAACAAAGGCGGAGCTGACCAAATATGATAAGGCAATGCAAAAGCTGGGAGAAGAGGTGCGGGCGGCATCCGGATTGTACGAAACGGAAACAAAAGCGGATGATGGCAGCATGATCATTTATCTCCACGATAAAGAGGATCTGACCGACAGCAAGATTATCTGGAGGATTGCTGCAGAGGTTATGGCAGTATCCAGCGACGGAGGGGAGACGTGGAATGCAGGCATTGATGCATCCGGGGATGCGGTAATGAATTACCTGACGGCACATGGGATCGATGCGGACGTGGTGCAGGTTGATAACCTGGTGGTCGGCGAGAATGTCGCCATGGGAGATAAGGCTCAGATAAGCTGGCAAAACGTAACTGACCAGCCGTCAATCCCATCCAGCACAAGTAATCTCGAAAATGATTCTGGATTCATCACGTCAGAAACGGCTACACAGATTACCAAAGATACGATTACAACGTCTTATGTCAATGCTCTAAAGGTAACGGCAGGGTCGGTTGCTGCCGAGAACATTACAGGTACGACGATTACAGGCAAGACGATAAGTGGTGGTACTATAAAAGGTACAACCGCTACATTTACAGGTGCAACATACATCGAAGACGGCGCTGCTGGACTGACAATAAGATACGGAGCGGATAACTCTATAAAAAGTGTAAATCTGGCGCCTAAAGGTATTGGATTTTCAGATGCGGAAAGCAAATGGATGAAATATATCTGGTGTTTAACAGCTAATCGGCTTGAGATAGGAAATAACTATGACAGCAGCTCAAATAGCGTATCCAATTATATTCGGTTTATTGATCCAACAAATTCGGGAGAAAGCACAAAAGAAAATGAAATTATTGTAAATACCGCACTTCTTCTATTAATTGCGTCAGACAAAATTCAAGCACAGTCATATACAGAGTTCACAAAAGATGTATATGTAGCAGGAACGATGAAAGGACAATACTTACGGACACGTGGTTTTGGTAATGGACTAGATGCAGTATATCAAGAAAAGTTCAAGGTATTATTTTATTCAAGAGTATTTACTGCAAGCCAACACGCTGGATATGGTCTATACCCAATCGACACATCTGACCAATTGTATTACTACTTCGGTGGAACATGCAACAGCAATAATACTGCGGTATTTTGTTGCAATGGTGATAATGATGCTGATGGCGGTGGATTTTACGGAGGAATATATATACCTACGAAGTCAACATGGTATGCACCTATTAACAATAACAATGGTCTCCAATGCCGATGCAATATTATGATAGTTCGATGGGGAGATTGAAAGGAGATATTCATGGCTCTAAAAAAGAAGATTGATTTAGAAGGGGGCATAGCTGCTGAATACCATAGGATAAGTTCAGGATGGTTTGGACCCTCTGGAAATTGCGGTGCAGTGGTTTACTCCTATACAAGTGAGCAATGGAGAAATACGGAAAAAGACAGGATGAGCAAGTCTGCTGAAGAAATAGAGCAATCGAATACGGCAAAAACGGCTCAATGCTACGTGATGCTGCAAGAATACACCTTCACCTGTGATCCAATTAACGATGCCATCAACCTATCATATTTATATGAGAAGTTGAAACAAACAGAAGCTTTTGAAGGAGCAGAAGACTGCTAAAACAGGAAAGGAGACGATCCGTGGAAAAGGTAACGAGTGAGATCACATTAGATGTGACGAAGCAAAACTATGTCCGGCTACATGCGATGCAGTTTGATAACCTTGGCCGTCACGTCAAGGTCAAGGTAACAAGCGACGGCGAAGCGTACAACGTGCCGGATGGATTAACGGCGGTGATCAAATACAAAAAACCGGATGGATATGGCATATTCAATCCGTGCACAATCAAGGACGGAAATGTAGAATTTGATTTTACAGAGGAGATGTTGGCGGCAAGCGGTAACTGCAGGGCGTGCATTGTATTGATGGATGGCGAAGAAACGATATCCACCATGACATTTACGCTGATCATTGATGCCACGGCATTGCCAAATAAGGAGATCGAATCGTCATACGAATATGATGAGCTGACAAAGATCATGGCAGACCAAGGATCCTATAGGGACGAGGCAAAGGGATACAGCGAGGATGCAAAAGAGAACGCAACCCTATCCCGCTCATACGCCATAGGCGGCACCGGAACCAGAACAGGCGAAGATGAGGATAACGCACAGTATTATAGCAACCAGTCACAGCAGTATGCCCAGGATGCAAAAACATCCGCAGCGGCGATTGCAAACGTACTGTATGCGGACGAAGATGGCTATTTATGTATCGGAGACGAGGAAGGAGAGTAAATGAGATTACAGATTGAGGACAGATTAGAGGATATCGCCAGCTCCATTAAGAGACTGAGTAGGGAATCGGACTACGTGTTATCGCAGTTGGACGGCACAGCCAAGACCTATAAGATGGTCATGCGTAAATGGTTTTATGACCACGGTGTCAACGTGGTCACGGAAGAAGGATTGACCAAACTGGTAGATGAGTGGTACGAGATCACCAAGACCGGATGGGACGGCGGCACACGATTCTACCAGCCGGATGTTAACTCCATCTCCACCGGGGACAAGGTAGGCGATAACGAGGGCTTGACCTGCGAACCGTCCACCAACGACACCGCCGGACGGGATGATTATGCCGGATTGCCGTTGTTTGCGTGCGTGGATTGCAACTTTATCGTCAATCCGACCACCTTAGAGCCGGTTGTTACAGCAATTAACGGGATTACATCCAATTTTACCCGATATGACGACAATGTATTTGTTGGCGTATTGCAGCAGGCAGGTTACATCTGGCAAGAAGAGACCGACCAGACCTACACCTATGGCTACTGTGATCTGGATATGGGTACCCACGGAAACATTACCCCATTGCCGGAGAGTGTCCGGGCATCCGATAACAGTACCAGATCCTGGGTGGTACATGGAAAGTACGCAAATAAGACCGTGGATAATAAGCTGACTTGCCGTGCCGGGTTAACGCCTACATGTAATGTATCGCATAACAGCATCCAGACGCTGGCAAAGGCTACCGGAAGCCAGTATTCCGGCTGGTGTGCGTGTGATTGGTCGTTCCTGGTTATTATGACCATGATTAAATACGGTCAGATGACCTTAGATAATACCATCCAGGGATGTGTAAGTTATAGCTACCAGTATTATGCCAAGGTGGCAGAAGAGGGCATAACCCGTGTCCTGGTGACGGAAAACGAGGGTAAGAATATCCTGATTGGCTCAACTATGCTGGTAGGCAATTATGAAAACTCATTGGACAGAAGTAACGCCGGGATGCGGTCAATTTCTGGCTGGGATGGATTTGTGGTGGCAAAGAAGGAATCGGTAACGATCGAGGATACCACTTATACGGCGATATATTTTGACACGGATACCACTTTCGATACGGCAAATAACGGAGATAAAACAGAAGGAACCACCTACATCACTACTTGGCACTGGCGAACCGGGTCGTGCGACAACATTTTGGGTAATGACGGCTCTCCGGGCAATCCAAAGACCGGACAATACTTGGCAAAGCTGCAAGGTATCGAATTTTCCTACGGCGGCTATCAGATTTTTACAGATACCATCTTGAGTGAAGACGGTGAGAAATATAACGTTTATACCGTAAACCGCTCGGCGAACCAGGCAACGTCCGTAACGGACAACTATGTCAAGAGCAAGCTGACCAGTGCGAACCCGGAAAATGGTGCGTGGTGCTACATCCGCAAATTGTCCTATGACGGGCAACTGTTTTTTGGCACCGATACCACGGGCGGTTCGTCCAGCACCTACACCAAAGATGCGTTTTATAAAGATAAAGCTGGTACTACCGGATTGCGTGAGTGGCTTTGCTTCGGCTACCTGGCC